ACAACTACGACTACAACAAGGTGGACAAAGATGGTGGCTTCGATTATCTCATTGCTTTTAACGGTAATATCTTTCGTATTGCTTGTGATCTCTCTTTTTTCCAAGCAAATCACGGAGCGTACGGCATTGGTAGTGGGGGTCAGCTTGCTCTTGGCTACCTGTATTCAATCTGCAAACCTGATATGGAGTTAGCCTACGCAAAGAGACACGCCCGTAAAGCCGTAGAGATTGCGTCGGTCCTTGACGCTAACACTGGTAAGCCCATACAGTTAGTAGTCCAAGAACGACTCTAGGAGGAGTTATGCAAAAGAAGATAGGAAAGTTTTGGGTTTATGGTGGACGCAATAGTGGTGTTGGTTTAGGTTTTAATGTAGATAAACACCACGTCACTGTTGATTTATTATTCTGGTATGCAGGGTTTGAATTCAATGGAGTTTAATACTTACGATTATGTAGCACCAGAGTTCAAAGATGTAATAGCAACAGGTGAATACGCTGCACACTATTGGTTTGAGCAAGGATGGAAAGCGTGTAGACTTGCTTTCTTGTTACACGAAAAAGGACAAACAAATGACTGACCCAAAAGAATTATTACTTACTGCACTCAAAGCAGGAGATGCTAAGCGTTCACGATCTACACAAGTACAGATTGGTCCATCAGAGGTAGGTGGCTGTCGCCGTAAGGTGTGGTACCGACTTAACGATCAACCTGAAACTAATGACAATGAACTAAAGCTCGCTGCGATTATGGGTACTGCTATCCACGCAGAAATTGAAAGAGCACTAGCAGATAATCCAGATGTGCTGATTGAAACCGAAGTTGAATACAACGGAATGAAAGCACACATTGACTGTTTTGTTCCTGGTACTGGTGATGTGATTGACTGGAAGACAAGCAAGGTCCGGAACCTTTCTTACTTTCCAACCAATCAGCAACGGTGGCAGGTACAGCTATACGGCTACCTCCTAGCTAACAACGGCTATGCGGTCAACCGAGTGTCACTGGTAGCAATTGCCAGGGACGGGGACGAAAGAGATGTCAAGGTTCACACCGAAGACTACGATGAGTCCATTGCACTAGAAGCACTCGGTTGGCTAGCGGCTGTTAAAGAAGCAAAGGAAGCACCAGCACCAGAGAAGGACGCAAGCTACTGTCAACACTACTGCAAGTTCTATGACGCAAGTGGGCAGATGGGATGCGTCGGTCTAAAAAAAGAACGTACACCAGTCAGTGATGTAATCATTGCTGATGAAGATGTTGACAAGAACGCACTGCTGTACTTACAGTTAGCAGCACAGATCAAAGAGTTAGAAACACAACAAGATTCTTTGAAGGCATCCTTTGAAGGAGTACTGGGTATTACTAATTCAGGTATCGAAGTCAGTTGGACAACTGTTAAAGGTCGTGAGACAGTTGACAGTACAGAGGTAGAAAAACTATTAGGGTTTGTCCCTAAGAAGGTAGGAGCTGAAAGCCAGCGACTATCAATCAAGCAAAGTGGAGGCAAGTAAATGGCTACAGAAGGAACAAAGTTCCAAATCAACTACAAGTTAAATGATGGAACACTCATCAACTTGTACGCATCAACAGTTACAGAATTAGAATCAGGTCTTGCAGATCTTGCAATGAACGCAATGAACATCCGTGCAACAGGTGCAGAGTTATCAGGTGGAGCACCAACACCAACAGTTGCAGCAATAGCACAGCAGTTCAACACACCAGCTCCAACATCAATAGCACCACCAACAGGTAGCGGTAACATCTGTCGTCACGGTGCAATGACACTACGTTCAGGTGTAGGACAAAAGGGTCCGTGGTCAGGCTATATGTGTGCAGCACCAAAGGGTGCGCCAGATAAGTGCGACACCATCTGGGTCCGATAACTAATGCGGGAGCCAAGTCAATACGAAGCTCCTAGTTGTGCAACAATCGGTGGCGACTTCTGGTTTCCTGATAAAGAACAGGAATCAGTAAGTCTTGCCGAGGCCCAGTATGCAAAATCAATTTGTATGCGTTGCCCCCACCGCAGAGAATGTGCTGAGTGGGGAATACGCAAAGAGAACTTTGGCATATGGGGTGGACTCTCTCCAAGAGAACGCTTCCGTATTCGCCAACAACGAGGCATCAGATTAAATCAGGAGGACGGCGTTGCTTAATCTTTCCCGCGCTTGGAGTGGAGTGCTTACCAAAGCAACACCACTACCTGATGTGTGGAAAGGGTTAGCAACAGAAGGTATTAAGTTTCGCAGAGGCCAGGTATGTATGGTAGCTGCTGCACCTAATGCTGGTAAGTCTATGTTCTCCCTGATCTATGCAATCAAAGCCAAGGTTCCTACACTTTTCTTCTCCGCAGATACTGATACCGCTACTGTAATGATGAGGTCTGTATCGCATCTATCTGGTCACTCACAAGTGACAGTCGAAGCAAACCTGTCTAACGATAGTAAGTATTACAATGCACACTTAGACAAACTTTCACACGTCAAGTGGGTCTTTGATTCCTCTCCAAACATTGATGACTTGGAGTTAGAGATCAGGGCCTACGTTGAACTCTATGGACAACCACCTGAGTTGATAGTCATTGATAACCTAATGAACATCACCGCTGAGACGGACAACGAATGGGCAGGACTTAGAGCAATTATGATGGAGCTTCACGATATGGCACGCAAGACTGAGGCCTGTGTGATGGTCCTCCACCACGTATCAGAACAGTCAGAGTATGGGTCACCTAGTAACCCACCTCATCGCAGAGCAATTCACGGAAAGGTCAGTCAGTTACCTGCACTGATACTTACACTGGGCTATGACCCAACGCAAGGAATACTCAAGGTAGCACCGGTGAAGAACCGCTTTGGTAAACATACCGCAGACGGCAGTGTATTTGCACAGCTACTGGTAAACTACGCAGCAGTACAGATCTCAGACCAGAACGAGTTTGGTTGGATGTTAAGAAAAGATACCATTGCAGGATACCAAGGAGGGTACAATGTCTAAGGATGAGCAGATGCACCACGTGCCAGAAAAAAACAAAAGAGAAAAGACAGAAGTTTCAGAACTAAAGAATACTTACCGAGACAATCTTAAGATAGATGCACTGCGTGCAGATGTTGATGCACTCAAGGTAGACCTCACCAACTTCGTTGGTGCGCTATTGCAATCTGGTATTGTCGAGTTAGTTAAAGATGAAGAAGGCAACATCATCTATAAGATCAACAAGGTTGTATTGGTAGATGAGTCAGTACAACAAGACTAAAGGTTCTCAGTTTGAGACAGATGTAATGAAGTGGCTTCGACGTGCTGGAGTCATTGCAGAGCGTCTGACAAAAGCTGGGGCAAAGGATGAGGGCGACATCGTAACTGTTATCGCAGGAGAAACCTATATCCTTGAACTCAAGAACAGGGCAACCCTTTCCTTGCCTGAGTTCTGGAGAGAAGCACAAGTTGAGGCGCTTAACTATGCTAAGGCTAGAGGTCTTGGGGAAGTCCCTCTTTCTTATGTAATAGTTAAGCGTCGCAACGCATCAATAGATCAAGCCTGGGTCATTCAGGACCTAGCCCAATGGATAAAGGAGAAACAAATGCCAGTACCAGGTGGAGAAATCACAACATCAGAGATACTAAAACCAGTAGTAGAAGAATACAATGAAGACGTTGCAGCATACGAAGCAGCTATAGCAGAGGCATCAGAGAAGGCCAAGAATGATTTGCCAGAACTGTCATAAAGCTGGAGAAGAGAACACAGTCGGTCACTTAAAGCGTGCTACTGCGTGGCACGATAAGTGCAACAGAACGGGGTGTGTATGCCAGCACAAGACTGGTCCAGGGTACGTAAAGCGGGACGGTACAAAGGTCCCGTTGATGCAAACACAATCCCCATAGCAGCAATTGTTTCGCACTTCGGAGGTGAAGTAAGAGAAGGTAAGAGCGCATCGGTGAGATGCTGCCTACATAGCGACAGTCGCAGGTCTGCCGTTATGAATACCTATGACAACCTGTACTTCTGCCATACCTGCGGTAAGGGTGGCAACGCAGCTAACTTAGTGTGCATACTAGAGAACTTGGAGTTTAACGATGGCCTCAAACGTGCAGTCGAAATTGCTGCTGGAAGCGGCGCAACAATACGCACAGGCAATAAGTCCAGAGGCTCTAGCCGTACTCGAAGGACGTGGGATCTCTGAAGAGACAGCAGGACTGTTTCAGTTAGGGACTATTACCAATCCAATCAATGGTCACGAGATGTATGAAGGGTGGCTATCCATCCCATACATCACAGCATCCGGTGGTTGTGTTGGCTTTAAGTTTAGAAGATTAGATGATGCCAAGCCTAAGTATGGTTCACCTACTGGGCAGAAGGCACACCTGTATAACGTATGTGACATCACTGTTGACTCACCACACATCGTTGTATGTGAAGGTGAACTAGATGCGATAGTTACTAGCGGTGAGCTTGGTATCCCTGCCGTGGGTGTACCTGGTGTTGCTGCGTGGAAGCCACACTTTCCAAAACTATTTGCGGGGTACGAAACTATCTTTGTTGTTGGAGACAATGACATCAAAGAGGATGGGTCTAACCCAGGTGCTGAGTTTGCTAAGCGCGTGGCTAACGAGGTAATGAACTCACAGATTGTTACACTACCCCCAGGTATGGACATCAATGATTACTACTTGGCTAATGGAATTGATGCTACAAGAAAGTTACTGATAGGGGAGTCAAATGTATGACGATGACAAGAAGCGAGTGGGACACGATGGTACAGACTTTGCAGCATATGGGCTTCCAGATCCTAGAGATCAATATGGAAACCGAGACTATACTCCTTCGGCCTATGCCGACAAGGTAGATGCGGCTTTCATTGCAGATGTCTGGCGTATTATGGACCAAGCAGGCAACCTACTGGTGCGTAAGCATCACGACTACGGCCCAAAGAACATTGCTCACTCACCAGGTGGACCACTTAATGGTCTGCGTGTACGTATGTGGGACAAGATAGCACGCATCAATAACTTACTTGACTCAGGTGTTAAGCCAAGCAATGAGTCATTGCGTGATTCATTCGTAGACTTACTCAACTACTCAGCTATTGCAATGATGGTACTAGATGGCGTATGGCCTGAAGTGCAGGACAATGACTGAACTGCACCCAGTAATCTATGACCTAGTGCCTAGTGTTGCTAACGCTATTCATCGTAGGTATAACAAGCACGTTGAGAAGGATGACATCAAGCAAGAGTTGATGGCGTGGGCTATGACTAGGGTAGAAGATCACATCATTGATTTAATGGAACCTATTGAAGAGCGACGCAGACACAACGAACAACGCATTGCGTGGCAGATGAAGCGTGCTGGAGAACGCTATGCACGCAAAGAGAAGGCTGCTAAGTCTGGATACCAGACTAATGATGAAGCCTACTACGAGTCAGCTACACTTGGTCAGTTGCTACCCTTTGTTATTGCATCAGTCATAGATGGCACAGTATTAGAGCAAGCACAAGAGATGATTAGAGATGGGCAACCTAAAGGTTCATCATCTCCGGCAGAAGGTGGCAACCTACTTGCTAACCTTATTGACATCAAGAAAGGTTTTCTTAAACTGGACCAAGAGGACCAGGCTCTCTTGCGTATGCGCCATCACGAGAGCTTTACCCTGCAACAGATAGCACAGGTACTAGAGTGTGCCATCTCTACCGCAGATCGTAGATGCGCTCAGGCTTTGCGTAGGTTGCAGGATAATCTAGGTGGTGTCTCGCCTTGGCAATGAATGAAGAGTTATTGTTTACCTTCTTGCGAGATGGTTTCTATTCAGACTTAGAGAAAGCACCAGGTATCTATGATGCCTTTGACTGTATCTCCAAGCAAGCAGGTCATTACATAGAGTTAAAGTGTAGACATACCCACTATCCCACGTTACTGA